TATAACCAACTTATTCCAAGCCTTATGGAAGGTAATGCAGCACTAGACAATGAAGCGTGTATTACAGCAATGAAAGAAACGTGGGGTGGGGAAACAGATGCTAATTTTGGATTCGCACGAGCAGCTGCAAACAATGCAATTCAGAACGGAATTTTGACAGCGGAAGAAGTGAATAGCCCTGAGTTTGGCAATAATCCACGTGTTTTGAAAATGGCTGCTTATTTCGGCTCACAGCTTCAGGAAGATACACCCCCTGCTAACACCCAACAAAGCGGTGCATTAGATGTTCAATCATTAATGAAATCGGAAGCCTACTTAAACGTAAATCACCCAGATCATAAACGTGTATTCGCGCAAGTAGAAGGCTTTTATCAGAAGCAATATAAATAAGGGGTAGTCCATGCCAATTGCAAACGAAAATAAAATCACGGCGGCGTTTGTACAGCAGTTCCATGACAATTATGAATTGACATGTGCGCAAAACGTTTCACGTTTGCTAAAGACTGTAACGAATCGCGGTCGTATTGAAGGTGAGTCATTCACAATCAATGATATGGGACAGGTGGAAATGAAAGCTTCAGGTGCGCGTTATGGCGACACTGAATGGACAATTCCCGATGTAGGGGTGCGTTCAGTCCTAATGAATGATTTTGATTTATTCATTCCGATTGAAAAGCGTGATGAGCCAAAGTTAAAGGCACACCCAGACGATAAATACATGCAGTTATTGCATAACGCTCACAACCGCAAAGTGGACGACATTATTTATCAAGCCCTGATCGGTACGATTGCACGTAAAACTGTAGATGATGCAGGTGTTGCATCAACTACAAACGTAGCTCTGCCTGCTGGCCAAATTGTTGCCCCAACAGGTATGACGCTTAAACAGCAAATTATTTGGGCTAAGTCGTTATTCCGTAAAAACGAATGTGATGAACAGAACGGTGAGCAACTATTCCAGATTTACACCGCTGACATGATGAATGAATTTTTAAATGACACCACATTGACCAATGCGGACCATATGAAAATTCAGATGCTGCAAGACGGTGCTGTAGGTACGAAGTGGCTTGGTGTTGAGTGGGTTGCATACGAAAAAGTTGTTGCTGGTGCAACCGCAGGTTCCAAGCGTGCTCCGATGTATTGTAAGTCCGCTGTTCATTACGGTGATGCTGCAATTACTGATTTTGGTATCGGTGTACGTGAAGACAAAAAACGTATCAAACAAGTCGGTGGTGTTCACTCAATGGCCGCAGGTCGTGGGAATGAGCTAAAAGTTGTTGCTATTGATTATGACGCTTCTTAAGTCGTAGCTTTGGCCTCACGCTTTACGAGCAGGGCGTGAGGTCTTTTTTAATAACTTAGAATGAGAAAATGACCATGAGCAATACAGAGCAGCAAATCGAACAAGAAATCCAAGACAAAGGATTAAATGCGCCACGTCTGACCCCCGACTATATTGATTCAAAAATCAAAGCAATTCGCTATTTAACTGGTGATGTTACCCCAGCATATTCATCTGATGATTGGCGTAAAGATAAAAGCACCCCATGCTTAACAATTTGTATCCTAACCTTAGACAATGGGTTCACGGTAACGGGTGAGTCGGCATGTGTAAGCCCTGAAAATTTTGATCGAATCATTGGTCAGAAGATCGCATATGAAAATGCACGTGAAAAAATTTGGATGCTTGAAGGTTATTTACTTAAACAGCGTTTAAAAGAACAGTCCGATTCAATTTAAATCGGACTCTAACACCCAACAAACCCATTCTTAAAAGCCCTCAAGATCATTAAAACTTGAGGGCTTTTTCTATGACAACAACATCAATATCCATCTGTAATGAAGCACTGAGCATGATTGGTGCTAAAGCAATTCAATCCTTTGAGGACAATACAGAAAACGCACGGCGTTGTGCTTCGATTTATGACTCTACACGCCGTGGTTTATTGCGTATGCATCCTTGGTCATTCGCCAAGAAACGTGCACAGCTTGCACCAGTGAGCACACATCCAGCGTTTGGCTACAGCAATGCATTCCCACTGCCTAAAGATTTTTTGCGTCTATACGATTCAGGCCAGTTTGAATATGAAATGGAAGGTCGCCACATTCTTGCCAACACAAATCTAATCAACTTGGTTTATGTCCATGATGAAGACAATGAAGAGCTTTGGGATTCTTTATTTTCTGAGTGTATGGCGCTGTACTTGGTGAGTAAGCTTGCAAAGCCGATCACAGGAAGCAATGCCGAAGCAGATAGCGCATGGCAGAAGCTACAGAACATGCTGAAACAAGCACGTGCTATCAATGGGCAAGAGCGTCCAGCACAAGACTTTGCAGCAGATTACACCCCTAATTTGATGGGGGTACGCTACTAATGAAGCAGGTCATCACTAAAAATAACTTCAGTGCTGGGGAGTTGTCACCAACGCTGTACACGCGCACAGATATTCAACAGTATGGCAATGGTGCTAAGACCTTAAAAAATGTGATTCCACTTGTAGAAGGTGGTGTACGTAAAAGACCGGGCACATTGTTTTTATCGGAACAGGTTGGTGCAGTACGACTCATTCCTTTTGTGGTCAATTCAGACAATGCATTTCTAATTGTTTTTAAGCCGAATTTAGTCGAGATTGTTAATCCGAAAACACTTGAAGTACTTGAAAGTATTGTTTCTCCATACACAGAGAGTCAGATACATGACATCCAGTTTGTACAATACCGGTATGAAATGTATCTCACACATAGTGAAGTGCCAGTACACCGACTTTTATGTGATACCGCCTTTGATAACTGGCAGTTGAATCAGTTTGTTTACACTCATTTGCCGACCGACTCTGAAAATGCACGGTTTCCATTCCGAAAAGGAAAGCCCTCAGGTAGAGACATTGGTGCACTGGTATCTTTCACACTGAGCTCATATAACAACTGGGTGAGTACACAGGCTTATTTAGCAGCAGATGTTGTTACCTATGGTGGTAAGTACTATCAGGCATTACGTGACAATACAGACAAGCAACCGAACGAAAATGAACTAGATTGGGCACAGGTTACCGTTAGTGCAGGTGCAACATTTACGGCTGCTGATATTGGCAATTTGATTGAAGTGAATGGAGGGATTATTAAGATCACTCAATTTATTAATGCCGATCATGTAAACGGAGAAATTCTTAAAAAATTAGATGCTGACATCACAGCAATTGAACGTTCTTGGGCAATTTTGCCGCCAGCATTTAACGCTACGAATGGCTATCCAAGATGTTGCACCTTCTTTAAACAGCGCTTAGTCCTATCGAATACAAAAAAAGCCCCGAACAAGGTGTGGTTTAGTGCTGTTGGCGGCAATGGTAATTTTCTTGAAACTACTGAAGATGGAGACGCATTCAGTATTGTGTCTGCATCTGGCCTATCAAACAGTATTTTATTTTTAGAAGCTCAGCGCGGGGTAGTGTGTTTAACCTCAGGCGGTGAGTACATGATCGACTCGGACGGCGCATTAACTCCTACAACGGTAAACATCAATGAGCACAGCGCATACGGTGCGTATCCAGTAACCCGACCTGAACGTGTGGGCAATGAGCTGCTATTTGTGCAGCGTGGTGGTGAACGTGTTCGGGCTTTAACTTATCGCTATGAAGTTGACGGCTTGGTTTCACCTGAGGTCAGCTCCCTTTCTTCCCATATTGGAGAACAGCACGGCGGGGTAAATGAAATCTCCTACATGCAAGAACCTGAAAGTTTAGTGTGGTTAGTGTTGGGCGACGGCAAAGTGGCCACAATTACTTTTAACCGTGATCAAGAGGTTTTGGCATGGGCACAGCACGACTTTAGCGGTGAAGTGATTAGCATGAGTTCTATCCCTACACAGCTTGGTTCAGACCGTACTTTTATGTTGGTGAAACGATCAGGTACCACATGTCTTGAGGAAGTGTCTTTTAGTGCTTATGTGGACTCAGAACGCACATTGGTCGTGGGTAGTGGGCAAGTAGTAAAGCCTAATCTACTTGATGAGGTTGTGGCCTATCACCAAGGGGATGATTTTATTTATCAGGCCAACTTTGAGGAGGATGGGGAACACTTAGTTGTGGGTGACGAGCTAAACGGTGAAGGCATTAAAGTCGGTCAGCCTATCTACTGCACAGTTGAGCTATTCCCACCTGAATTGAATCAAGCACCGCTGTCTAGCATGTTGCATAAAGCTAAGGTCGATCGTACAGCTTTCTTTTTTAACAACACCATTGCACCAGAGCTTAACGGTGAAATGATTGAAATTTTCACCTATGACGATAACCCACTTGCACCACGAAAGCCGCATACAGGCTATCACTTGGAAGAAGGTGGATCGTGGGAGGATCTTCATAGAATCCCTTTAGTAATAACACACAACAAACCGCTGCCGTTTCACTTGCAAGCTATCACTATGCAGTTATCAATTAACGAGAAATAACCATGCGAGTGCGTACAGCTAAGCTCCCCGATGTGCCTGCCTTGGTTGCATTGGGGCAAGAATTTATTAAAGAAGCGCCAAACTATCAAAAACGGCCATACATGAATGATAAGGCGGCAGAGCATTTCACTCATTTAATTAATGGCGGCGGTGTGATTTTCATCGTTGAGCAAGATCAAGAAATCATGGGCGGTTTTGCAGGGCGTGTCGGTGGTGACTGGTTCAATAACACCAAAATTGCCTTTGATGATGTGATGTATGTAAAGCCTGAATTTCGCAAGACACGTGCAGCTTACGTACTTATTCAAACGTTCATTGGTTGGGCGGCTGCTATGGGTGTGAATCGAATCCAGTGCGGTACCACGACTGGTGTTGAATCTCGTGCTTGTATTCGACTTTATGAGCATTTCGGTTTTACACAATACGGCACTGTTTTGGATATGGAGCTATAAGCATGAATGACGTTATTCCACATGAAAATAAAGAGTTGTTAGCCCAAATCCTTGGAGAGGTTCAAAACCGAGCATACATTGATGTTGTACGAGATATTCAACAGCAAATTACGGATCAATCTGAATTGATTGAAGTGCCAGTGGTTCATCATTTTGCACCAGGTGTATATATGCGCCAGATGGATGCAAAAGCCGGCACGTTGATTGTCAGTAAGATGCATCGAACCGAGCATATGAATGTTTTGCTAAGTGGGTCGCTTACAGTCGCTACCGAAAATGGCATTGAATATTTAAAAGCACCCGCCGTGATTAAATCTATGCCCGGCACAAAACGCATCGGTTACTTTCATGAAGATACGTCTTGGATGACGGTACATCCAACAGACAGTACTGATTTAGAAGAAATCGAAAAGCAGGTGATTGTTCCTGAAGAAGAGATTGATCAATTCCTTGCATTACTCCAAAGCAAATGTAAGGAGATTGAATAATGTCATGGGCAATGGTTACGACTGCGGCCGCTGTAGCAAGTGCAGCAATTTCAGGTTATTCGAGCTACCAAAATAACAAAGCTGCAGGTGAACAAGCCGAAGCCGATGCGAGTGCTGAAAAAGCGCGTGGACGCCTAGAAGCAGACCGCATTCGTAAGGAGAAAGAAAAAACTCAATCCGCTGCACGTGCTGCTTTGGCTCAAAATGGACTGGATGTGAATGAAGGCACAGCACTGGTCATTAATGATGAAATTGAACAGGCTGCAAATTA